ACTATATCGCACTGGACACAATTACAGCGTGATTGTATGGAAATGGCATCTCAAACAGATGCAAAATTAAGAGATTATAATTTCGTAAGAACTTCAACCACGGCGGTTTCTTATGATGATATAGTCAAAAAATATCGAATGAATACAAGCTATGAAGTATTGTATGATGCAATAACACATAGTTTTGTATATACAAAATAAGGAGGATAAAAAAATGGCAGAAAGCGTACCAGATGTATCAACATATACTAAAGTATATTATTCAAGTACATTAACTGGAGAAAGAACACAAATAGCTTATACTAAAGAAATTCCACAACTTGAAGAAGCACCAGAACAAATAACTGAAAGTGTTCTTGATTTAGATTATGAATTGGCTAGACCAGGAATAAAGAAAGCTGGTTCAATCGAATTACCAATTCTATTCACACATACACAACATAAGACTTTAAGAGCATTGAAAGACCAGGAATTATATTTCTTCTTCCAATTACCTGAAAACACAGCAGAAGAAGAGGGAAAACCACTTGTAAGATATTTACAAGGAAAGTGCGTTTTAACAATGGACACCGTTGCTGTAGGTGAGTTCTTAAAAGATATCTTAACAGTATACAAATCAAGTGATGTATTGGAAAGTGATGGATTTCCAACAGAATAATAACAACGAGGGCTTGCTGATTTAAAAGTAAGCCCTATTTTTTTATATATAGGAAAGGAATTAAACTATGAAATTAAATACAAAAAATAAGAATATTGAGTTGAGATTTTCAACTAGAAAAATAGTAACAATATGTAATTTACTAAATAACAAAAATTTTGAAAAATTATATTTCTCAATTGTAAATGAAAACGATATCGATGCATTATCTAAAATCATATTAACATTTGCAGAATTGGAAGATGGAAGAAAAGCATTTAATAATGCAGATGAAGTATGTGATTTTATTGATGATTATCTAGCAGAAAATGAAAAAACTTACTTGGATATATTCCAAGAGATAGCAGAGGCAATCAATGAAGAGGGTTTTTTCAGCAAGAAGATGACAAAAGAAGAACTAACGGAAACAATGTCAAATCCTTTGTCATCGATGAATTTAAACGATATCGTAAAACAATCAACAGAGAAAATAGTAACCAAAATAGCCGAGGAAGAAGTATTTCAAGGATACAAGGGCTAGAGGATATTTTAGACAAATTACAAAAAACAAAGACTTTAAATGAAACTATATATGCATTAGAGGAACTTGCTTATTACTATGGTATGAAGCCAAATGAATTTTGGAATAGTACATATAGAGAGATAAGCAAGTTTTGTTCGTGTCAATTAGTTAATTATTTTGATTTACTAAAAGAATTGATAATAATTCAAGATGCAAGTACAGATAAGTTAATCAAGGCCGACCCTCTATTAAACAAGAGGCCTAAAGTTGAAAGTCTTAAAAAAGTATTTAAAAACTTATTCAAAAAAGATGATTTTTAAGGAAAGGAGGGTATATGACAGTTGAAGAATTAGACATCGTGATAACAGCAAGTGTTGGGCAAGCATTAAGTGAAATCAATAAGCTAATTCCTAGCATTAAAAAGGCATCAGACCAAATCTCTAACAATATGAATAATGTTAAGACAAGTGGTTTTATATCTAAAGTAAAAAATGCAGTGAAACAAGTAACAACAGAATTACAACCATTAAGCAATAAGAAAACAAAAGTTGAAGTCAACGCAGATACTAAAAACGCACAAAAAGAAATCACATCATTAGAAAAAAAGATAGAAGCATTAGAAGAAAAAACTAAAGCTAAACAGATGAGATTAGATGTATTAGAGCCTCAAATAGATAAAACTATTTCAGATACGCAAGCACAATATACACCAGAGGGCGCAAAGCCTGGAGCTTATTCAGACAATTTAGTTGATAGTGCATTAAATAGCAATAAACATTTTGTAGCAATGACACAGGAAGCCGAGAAACTATATACAGCATTGGAACAAGATAATCAAAAATTATCAGAAATGAAATCACAGCTAGAGGGGTTAAAAGCAAGTCAAAGCTCAATGAATAATGAAAGCAATCAAACAGGTTCAGTGTTTACTGAAGTTGGTGCAACACTAGGTGGAATAAAAGGAAAGTTCGTAAGTATAATTGGACACATAGTAAGCGCAGTTAAGCACGTAACAAAATTTAAAGGCTCAATGAATGGAATTACTAGCGTATCAACAAAAATAGGAATGTCAATTAAAGGTATGGGTTCAGGCTTCAAGAGTGGAATTAAAAATGTTTTAAAATATGCAACCGCATTATTCTCATTAAGAAGCATTTATTCAGCATTATCTCAAGGTGCATCAGCGTGGTTAGGTTCACAAAATGCACAGGCTCAACAAACATCGGCTAATATTGAATACTTAAAATATGCAATAGGTTCAACATTAGCACCAGTAATTCAATTTGTAACTAATCTAGTATATCAATTATTACAAGCTATTCAACAAGTAGCTTATGCTTTTTCAGGCGTAAATATATTTGCTAAAGCATCAGCAAGCTCAATGAAAAGCGCTAGTTCAAGTGCAAAATCGGCAGCAAAAGAAACAAAAGCATTAGCTGGAGTTCACGATGAAATTAACAACATAAGCGATAGTGATAGTGGCTCAAGTGGTGGCGGTTCAGGTGGCTCATCACCATCAATGGATTTGTCTAATATGGGAGAAGCAACAGCATTATCACAAGCATTAACTGATTTCTTTGCACCATTAGTTCAATCGTGGCAAACATACGGCGGACAAGTAATATCAGCATTTAAAAACGCAATATCAGGAATTGGCTCTGCATTTAGTTCAATGTGGAAAAGCGTTGAAGCTTTATTTACAAGTGGAGTTATATATTCAATTATTTCTAATATATTAAATTCAATTGGAGCAATAGGACAAGCGTGGGCAAATGCGTGGAACAATGATAACAACGGAACGGATATTATTTTAACAATTGCAGGAATGTTTGATTATCTTACTCAAGCAATACTTAATGTAACATCGAGCGCAGAATTTCAAACATTTTTAGATGGAGTATTAAATGCATTTAGTGGAATAGCCCAATTTATAGAGCCAGTTGTTCAAGGTTTTGCTGATATGTGGGAACAAATACAAAAGTTAGTAATGTCAACAGTAGGTGAAGCGTTGAAGAACATTGGAGACAAATTAAAAGAACTATCTCAAAATGAAACAGCGGTTGAAATATTAAAATCAGTTGGAGAAGCTATCGCAATCATTGTTACAGTAATCGGAGCATTAGTTGTAATAATGGGCGTATGGCAAGCAGTAACATCTCCAACAACTTTAATTATTTTAGCAATTGTAGCAGCCGTGACAGCCGTTATTCTAATTATCAAAAACTGGGGTGCTATATCTGAATGGTTCGGAAATTTATGGCAAACAATAACAAATAAAGTTCAAGAAATATGGAACAATGTAAAAGAGTTTTTCGTTAATCTATGGAATAGCATTATTGGAAAAATAAAAGAAGTATGGGGCAATATAAAGAATTGGTTAATCAGTATATGGGATGGAATAAAATCAAAAGTTGAGAATGTATTCAATGCAATAAAAACATTTTTCAGCAATGTATGGAATAGCATAAAAACAACAATAACAACTGTTGTAACTAACATAAAAGATGGTGTTGTAAATGCGTTTAACAATGTAAAAGATAGAGTAACAACAATATTCAATAATGTTAAGTCATTTATTGTTAATACCTGGACAAACATTAAAACAGGAGTTGTTAATCTGGTTACAGGAATACGCGATGGCGTAGTTAATGCATTTAACAATGTAAAAACAAAAGTAACAAATATATTCAATGCAGTTAAGACAGCAATATTGAATGTATGGCAAGGAATATGGAATGGAATAAAAGGTTTTGTTAATTCAATAATAGGTGGAATTGAAAGCTTTGTAAATGGCGTAATTAAGGGTATTAACTTCTTATTAAAAGGCGTATCAAAAGTTGCAAATGCAGTTGGTTCACTTATTGGATTAGACCCTATCAACCTAGAAATAAACCAAATATCAATACCTAGACTAGCAAAAGGTGGCGTATTATATCAAGATAGTTTAGTAAGAGTTGCAGAATATTCAGGAGCTGGAAACAACCCTGAAATCGTAACACCTCAAAATATAATGGCTGAAACATTTGCTAAAGTATTGAGTGCAAATAATACAAATCAAAACGGAATGCAACCATTGAATATTAGAATAGGAGATACAACAATCTTTGATGATATGATTGATTACATAAATGATAAAACAAAAAGAACTGGTAAAAATGTAATAGTAAGGGTAGGTGATTAGTATGATATGGAAAGTCGATGGAGTGGTTCAAAAATCACCGTCAAGTTACACAGCAGATATTGAAGATTTAGATAATAATTCTTATACATCTAAAACAACTGGAGCATTGATAGACAGCGTCGTTGCAAAAGGAATGCTAAAGTTAAGTATGTCTTGGGATTATTGTACTGAAGATGAAGCAG